TTCTTTTAGTAGTAGTGGGGGTATTTCATACAGCGAAGATCCACAAAAGATATGGCAAGACCGAGTTGTGCTTGTTGTTATGACTATTTTTGGAGAAAGGGTAATGAGACCATCATTTGGTAGTGATGCAAAATATGGTTCATTTGAAAACGTTGATGATGCTATTGTTATGACAAAACAAACTGTAGCCTCAGCGTTTTTTACATGGTTGCAAGAATTAAACTTTGTAGATTTAACTGGATCTATAGAACCAAGCGATCAAAGCTTGGTATTATTGGTGTCTTATAAAGTAGGAACTGGTGATCAGATTTACACAACAAAAGTAAAAACTTCTGTGTTTAGTCGAGCAGGAGAATTGATACTGGAGGTATCGAATGGCTAATAACTATGTACCACAAATAGATTATACATCTAGAGACTTTACTGCGATTAAAGATGATTTAATTGCATTAATACCGACTTTTTCACCTACTTGGACTAGCAGAGATCCAGCAGATTTTGGCATAACCTTAATTGAATTATTTTCTTACATGGGGGATATTCTTAATTATTACATTGACAGGTCAGCTAATGAATCTTTTATTACAACAGCCAGTCAAAGAGAAAGCGTTCTTCAACTTGCTCGTTTATTAAGTTACTCTCCAAATCAAACTACTGCATCTACTGTAACTCTTACTTTTCAAAATTCTACTAGTTCAACAATTACCGTACCAGCTTTAACTAAGGTTGCAACAAGTACCATAACAAGTGGAACTTCAAATCAAGTTATTTTTGAAACAAATTCTGCGGTAACAGTTCCCGCTAAAGTAGGATCAATTAATGGAACTATTACCGTAGCTGCTACACAAGGAGAAACAGTATCCAATGAAAAAATAGGGACATCTGACGGCACCTCTGCTCAAACGTTTCAGCTTCTTGATGCGCCTGTAATCTCTGATTCAATATCAGTAAACATAAATGGAGTAACCTACAGTAGAGTAGAATATTTAATTGATTATAACAACACAGATCCAGTATTTACAACAAATACAGACTCTAATGGCGTAACTTATGTAATCTTTGGGGATGACGTAAGTGGAAAAATTCCACCATTAAATGCAGAAATATTTGCAACTTATCGAGTAGGTGGTGGCATTCAAGGTAATGTTGCTACTAATACTATTAAATATATTCTTACAAATTTAACCGCAGGATTAACAGTGAATAATCAAGATATTTTAATTACTGATGATGGCGCAGCTACTGGCGGAGCAGATATAGAATCAACAGATTCTATTAGAATTAACGCGGTAGACAGCATCCGTGCTTTAAATAGAGCAGTATCACTAAGTGATTATTCAAGATTAGCCGTACAAATTGACGGTGTAGCAAAAGCAAATGCTAATGCAAATACCTACAGCAGTATAACTTTGTATTTTGCTCCTTCTGGAGACAAAGGAGTTGAATTAGATGGTATAACACCATCATCTGTGTTTAATACACTAAAAGCTACCGTGCTTGAATATTTAATTGATAAGGCGCCAGCTAATACAACAATAACGTTTCAACCGCCTACTTATGTGCCAGTAGACGTTATTGTTGATATTACGGTAGCTCCAAAATCTAACCAAACTTTAGTTAAAACTGCAACAACTGCAGCAATTAATACTTTGTTAAGTTTTGATAATGTTATTTTTCAAGACACTATATCTTTAACAGATATTCTTGGAGCAGTAACTAGCATTGCGGGTGTAAACAAAGCTAATGTTACATTATTACGTAGAAATACTGATGTACAATCTTTTTCTATTAGTAATAAACAATTAACTTCTTATGTGGCTACTTTGACTACTACTGCAACTCATAATGTTAAAGTGGGACAAACTATTCTAGTATCTGGCGTAGACTCCACATTTAATGGTTCGTTTATCGTAACAGCGGCGGGCTCAACTACCATTTCATACGCTTTAACTGCAAATAACGTATCATCAACTGCGGTATCCCCAAATGGCCTATTACAAGTATTGGCCGTAGAAGACATTGTATGTTCTGTTTCTGAAATACCAGAAGCTGGCGTTATTACTGTAACTGCTGTTGGAGGAATTACTAACTAACTATGTCACGTTATGGAATTGATTACTATGGTCTGGCCTATTATGGCGCAGATGTTGTTAACACCTATAGTGCTGCCCCATTTACGGCTACATCTAGTAACTATGGTGAAATAACATTAAACTGGGTTGACCCTGTAGGAAACTGGTCAAACTTAAAATTAGTAAGAAACTCTTACGGATTTCCAGTAAATCCTTATGATGGAATCCAGTTATTAAATGTGTTTAATGGATCAGACCCAACAACATATGTGGATACATTTGACTTAGTGCAAGAAAGATATTATTACTATTCAATATTTGTTTATAACACTAATCAATTTAATTGGATTAGGGCTGGAAACGCCTTAGGATTAGCCGTAGAAGAATATAATAATCAACAACGTCTATACGATTATTTACCAGATGTATATAAACTATCATCTGTTTATACAATAGATAATTCATCTGTTAATAGTGATCTACAACAATTTTTAAATTTATTTGGATTTCAATTAGACTATATACAGACAGTAACTCATCTTTTGGTAACTCGATATAACACTGAGCGAGTAAATGGAACATTAATTCCTTTATTGTTAAAACAGTTTGGGCTTGAGTATGAGTCAGAAATCGGTTACCAACAGTCACGCATTTTAGTAAGAGACGCTATTCAGTTATATCAAGAAAAAGGTAGTGCTCAAGGACTTCGTGAATATATTAAATCTTTTTCTGGTTGGGCTTTGCCAAAACCTTTAGAGAGCACTCCTAATCCTTCTATTGATGGATTGGTAGTAAATCACAACTTAATGCTTGACTATAATGATTCTTCTTTTGAAGAAAGCGTAGGACATTGGGAATCTGTATCTAATGCGTCTTTATATCAATTAGGAATTAAATCAATAAGTAAAGTTAGTTTGACTAGCAATGTAGCTGAATTAACTATTGGTTCTCATAATTATGTGGCGGGAACTAAAGTAACCGTTAGCGGATGCCCGCTTCCACTATTTAATCAAGTTACTGCTGTAACTATTACTGCAGTAACCGCTACCTCTATCAAATTTGCATTAACCGCTACTAATGTTGCGGAAACTAAGACAACAGGAACTGTGTCCCCAACCCCTCTTCCTTGGGCAGAAATAACAGCACCAACTAATTTTCCAAATAAACAAAATGGCATTCTTGCAATAACTAATTCAAATGCAAGTTCTGGTACAGTCTCTATTGGTTGCGGTACGTCTAACCCAGTAACTAAAGGCGTCCCAGTAACTTCTGGATTAGCTTATACTTTTAGTGTTTACACATCAGCAAAATCTACAACAAGAACAGTAACTGCTAAAATACATTGGTATGACAGATTTGGTGTAAGTATATCTACATCCTCTGGTACTGGATTATCTAACACAACTGGTGCTTTATCTGTACGCCCAAAGGTAACAGCCACAGCACCAACTGGGGCATATTATGCGGTTCCAGAAATATCAATAGCATCTGTGGCTGGATCAACAAGTTTAGAGTTTCATTTTTTTGATGCCGCACAATTTGAACAAGCATCTGCCGTTACTGATTTTGATGAAGCACGTCAGATTTACATAACTCCTAGAGCTAATAGAATTAATGAACTTGTAGACCCACATTTTGCTGCTCCTATTGCTCCATGGTCTGTTACTGGTGCATCTAATACAATAGACACGCTTAGCCAAGAGCCAGGTGTAGATATATATACAATTACAAATAAAGTATTAAATTCAAATTTGGCTACGTTAACAACAGCAACTATTCATCCATTCCAAATTGGGGAACAAATTGTTGTTAGTAACGTAGGCAGCCCGTTTGATGGTGCGTATACAATTACTTTAAGAACCCAAAACACATTTACATACGCAAAAACTAATACTAATATTTCATCAACTGCTGCTACTGGTTCTGTGTATCATGCAGGAAATGCATTAAAGTTAACTGCGACAGGCACATCTGTATCTGTTAAATCATTTACAACTACTGCCGATTACATGCCAATCTATTACCCAGAGTCCTCTTACACTTTTAGTGTATACAGCAAAACAATGTCAGGTACTAAAAATATTACTTTATCAATATCTTGGTATAACTCATCAAAGGTTTTAATTAGCACTACTACTGGTGCGTCTACAACAATATCCTCTAGTTGGACACGAGCATACGTAACAGGAACAGCTCCTTCTACAGCAGCTTACGCACATGTTCAGGTTGATTGGACCGCAGCAATTGGGGACATTTTAGAATTAGACGCAGCTTTATTTGAAAAGAGCCCATTTGTACTTACATATTTTGATGGAGAAAACGGTAATGAACCAGGAGATTTATTCTGGGAGGGTGGAGTAGCTAATGCTGGCCGAAGCCATCTTTATAAAAACCGTATAGCGGTACAAAATAGATTAACTAGTACCCTTAAGGAGTTTTTGCCAATGGGCACAACCTATGCGTTGTACCTAGCACAGCCACAGACATAGTACTATTATCCCATGATTGATATATTACTTGTAGGAATGTTTACTGCTTTCTTTTTAGCTGCACTTGAGCCGTTAATATCTTTTTTATCTTTGATAGTTAGCCTTTTATTTGTAAACGCTACTTTATCTTTAACTTTTTCTTTAGTAGGTACCTTGTTAACAGGGTGGACAGACTGGAAAGACTTGATACTAAAGACTGTAGGGTGCGCTTTCTTAGGTAGTTCTTTACTGGCTATTGTTGAAAGACTCGCCTATTTTCGCCCAAATAACAATTCAGTTAGACAATAAAAAACTTAGTGATAGTCTAGGCCTCCCCTAACAGGAGGTCCTATGGACAAATATTATGTGCTTGTTGCTGGTAAAGGGCAGACCAGTCGTGCAAATCTTGAAGCCCTTATGGAAGATCACTACTACGCTAACGGCCAAGGTGGAATACTGGTTCTTGCTTTTAAAGATAAACCAAGCCAAGGTCAAGTCTTTGCTTCTCAATTAGCAAAAGATAAAAGTAAAGATGTAATCATCTTTGCACCACAGTCCGCTAAGTTTGATGGATTAGATGGCGCTAGTATTACTACTACTGACTCACCTATTGAAGACGCAATCTCTTTTATTTCTAAAGATAAATCTTCTGTGTTCGCCCTATGGGACGATGAAGACACAGACTGCCAAACTATCGCCCGCTTTTGTCAAAGCCTTAAAGTTAAATGCTTTGATCTAACTGACGGACTTAACTTGATTAATTACTCAGAAGAAATTCCAGCGGTAGAAAAAGTAGTCGTACCTAAGCAGGAACAATTAAATCTTAAGCTTAAGGAGGAAGAAGTTGGCGAAGAGGAAGAGGATCAAGAAGATAGCGAAGAAGACGACACCGAAGACGAAGAAGAAGTCGAAATCTCAGACGATCTTTATTACGGTATTCAAGCGTTCGTCAAAGCGGTCGCAAAAGCAATCGTAGAAGAGGTTGAGAAGGCTTCTAAATCGTCTTTAAAGGCCCCTAAGGCGTGATTACAGCACGTGCTATAGGGGTACTAGAGGAATTGGCTATAAACCCTGACCACGGGGCCGCTATTGGCCTTTCTCAAAAGTTGGGTGAGGGGCGAGACGCAATACAAAGCGCCATAACAGAACTACGGGAACTTGGCTATGTCGAGACCGTCAGTTACGGTAGAGGATTAAAAATCCTTAAGATTACAGATACGGGTTCTCAGTTCCTGGAAAGCCGTACATCGATACTGCTATCTAGGCTAAATAGCAATATAAACATATATGCTAATTTAACTATAAAGCAAACCGAATATCTCGGCGCTGCCGAGGATGAGTATAAAATAGTAAATCTAAAACCAGGAGGAGCAGTGGA